TCCGCTTGAAATTCACAAAGTACCGTTCTGATTTTCGCAACCGCGCACGGGGAATGAAAGAATTGCGTTCCGAGCCGCACCTTGATGCGTTGACAGAGTTCGATAGGGAGTTCGCGCAATGGCGCGAGGAATACGAAGCCGACAAAACAGAAGGCAAGCCGGAATTTGATAAGTGGCTGCTGGACAATCGCGGCTACCTGCTGGTGAAAAAGCAATGGCGTAACGCGCTTCTGGCTACAAATGCTTCTGACTCCACAAAAGCCATCGTGAGCATTCTGGAGTTCAACAAAGCCAAGCCAAAACAAACGATTGGCGTGGAATCGCAGCCCACAACTGATATTGACTGGACGCCGAAAAAGATTCTGGAGTACGCGCTGGAACTCAACGGCATTGGTATGTCTGTGGAAGATTTCAAAGTCATCGCAGAGCAAAGGAAGGTTTGACATGAGCAGCAAAAAGAAAGCTACACCCGCCAAGAAACCAGTTGCGCCAAAAGCACCCGCGAAAAAAGCGGTGAAGCCGCCCGCACCGGAAGTGAAAGCTCTACCGACAAACACGCACTGTAGAGCCTCGACTGTGCCGTATGTGTTTTCTGACGGCAGCGCGGGACAAAGTTGCACGGTCTGCAAGGCCACGCTGAAAGAAATTGACGGCGTGCTCCAGGAAGTTCGCTCAATGGGCGGCGGTGAATTTATTGTCGTGAAGGAAAGCGCATAGACAAATCAGCCATCTCCGCGATTAAGGAAGCCGTCTGGAAAGCGAAGCCAGAGGTTTACTTCGAGGACTGCCTGAAGGTGCGCGACAAGGTGAGCGGGAAGATGATTCCTTTCCGCATGAACCGCGCGCAAAGAGAAATTCAGAAAGCCATTGATGAACAGCGCCGCCAGAAAAAGCCTGTGCGCATTCTGGTGTTGAAATACCGACAAGGCGGAATCTCTACCCACTCCGCCGCGAATCTTTTCCATAACTGCCGCTTCTATCCCGATGTTTACATGACTGTCTCGCTCGACCTTGACTCCTCAGAACATATTTTCGGAATCACCGACAAGTTCTATTTCTACCTGCCGAAAGAAGAACAGAGAAAGTTGCCTACCGATGCGTCCAACCGGAAAGAAATCAAATTCTCAGAGCCGCACGGCGGCAGGATCGTTATTGAAACAGCCGGGAAGTCCGCCGCGGGCCACTCTTACACTCTCAGGGGGTTGCATCTCACCGAAGTCTCGCGCTGGCCGGAGGGTACGGACGATGCGCGAGCTGGACTACTTAATTCGGTTCCTGATACGCCAGACTCCATTGTAATCGTGGAATCTGTAGCCAATGGCATGAGCGGCTGGTTTTACGACCAGTGGCACGCGCAGGACACGCAGTACGCGAAAATCTTCGTTCCGTGGTTCTGGCAGGATGAGTACCGCGCCCCTCTTCCGTTTCCCCGCGAGCAGTATCTTGCCCGGCTCACGGACGAAGAAAAGAAACTTGTCGCGCGCTACGAACTCGAACCGGAACAAATCGAGTGGCGGCGGCTGACCATCATCAACAAGTGCGACAAGGACGAAGATAAATTCAAGGAGCAATATCCTTCCAATGCGCAGGAAGCGTTTCGCAGTTCTGGAAACACTTTTTTCAACATGGCGGCGCTGGACGAGATCGAAACCTCCGCTCCCGCCAGGGGTGAACTCCGCGTCGTTAAAGACCTTGCAGAGCGCGAGGAAATCCGTTTCGTCGCCAACCCGAACGGCATTCTCCGGCTCTGGAACAAGCCCAAAACGTCCAGCCACTACGTTATCGGGGCCGACGTTGCGGCAGGAATCGAGATTGATGGAGCGCCCGCCAATGACAAAAACGACTATTCAAGCGTGGATGTTATTGACCGCGCGACCGGAGAGCAAGTCTGCCAACTCCACGCACGCATTACCCCTGACGAACTTGGACGGCAACTTGCCCTGCTGGGACGCTGGTACAACAACAGCTTCCTCGGCGTTGAACGTAACGGCTACGGAATGCACGTTCTCGAAACCCTCCGCAACGATGAGCACTACGCTGCACACCTGATTTACCGGCAACAGGTGATGGACGAGGCGACGCGCAGACCTACTTCAAAAGTCGGCTGGAATACTACGAAAGCCAACCGCAAAACGCTGATGGCGAATCTGGACATGGCCGTGCGCGAGAAAGAAATCCTCATCAATTCATCGGACACCGTGGATGAGATGCGGTCGTTCACCGTGAAGAACGATGGACGAATTGAGGCGGGGCCTGGCCGCAAGGACGACCGCGTTTTCAGTCTTGCGATTGCCACGGGGATGCTTGCCGCCGCGCCGCCGATGGAAGGCCGCGCGATGGAACTGGACACGCCAAAGGTCGTGAAGTACCACCCGGCAAAAAGCCTGATTGAGCACTATGCGAACGCGAGGGCGCGATGAAGCCACCACTCTATTACACGCTCACAAACCGCGTAAGGGGATTGGACGAAGAGGAGAAACCGTGCGAATGGGCAACCGAAGCCGCTGTGCAATACGCCCGTGAACTGCTGGACGTTTCCGAATATCGGGAAGAAAACACAGCAAGGTGGATTGAGTTCTGCCGCGATAATCCGGATGACCCCGCTGCAAAATTCATGGCCCCCTTGTTGATGGCGAGGGCGCGGTAAATGCCGCAGCCAAAATCAATTCAGTTGAAGCTCTCCGACGCTGACAGAGAACGCCTGAAGACGCGGATTACTGACGATTTTCAGGACGACTCCTCGGATTTCGACAACCGCAATCAAGCGATGAAGCGGTGGTACAGGCTGTGGCGGAATGCGATGGAAATTAACGGCTTCCCCGACCAGGAGAAGTCGAACTTTTCCATTCCGCTCTGCCTGTGGATTATCAAGGCGATCCTCGCAAAAGAACTGGATGCCTTGCTGGGAGAAGAAAGCGAAATTGTTGTCAGTCCCATCGGGAAAACGGACATCACGCGCCAAGAAAAAGTGAAGAAGTGGATGAACTGGCGCATCAAGAACTCGCTGAAACTCTACCGGAAACTTTACGACTACCTTCTCCAGAAGCGGATTTTCGGAACCACCATCGGATATGTTCCGTGGGTAACGAAGCGGCGCACGGTCAAGAAAATGGTTGCGGTTGAACAGCCGCCCATTCCGACAGAAGGGGCAGACCCCAATACAGGACTTCCTACAATTGTGATGAAGCCTCAGCCGCCAGTCATGGAAGAGCGCGAGGAAGAGGTTTTGGATTACGACGGGCCGGATTTGTTTGTGGAGAATCTGGAAGACTGGGTTTTCCCCGCGAACGCGAAAGACCTGAACTGCGACCACTTCGTTCGCATCCTGAAATTGACCACGGACGAAATGCTGGACATGGCGGACGAAGGCAAGCTGGACAAGAAAGTTCTGGACGATGAGGAAAACTGGAAAAAACTCCGCCATCTTGCCGAGACGGGCCATCCCGACCAGAACATCACGGGCACGGAAAGAGAGATTACCGAAGAAAAGAAACTGCAAGAGGGATTGCCTTCCGTTCCGCAGGGCCGCGAAGAAGAAATCCTAGTCCATAACTGGATTGGGAGATTCCGGTTCGGAGTGACCGACAAGAAGCCAGAGGGCGACAAGCGCACTACAGAGATTGTGGTTTTCTATCAGCCGGATTTGCATTTAGTTCTTGGTGCTTGCCGCTTGATTGATATTTTCCCTGATGGACGCAGACCTTTCATCGTTTCGCAGGCGACGCGCGACGTGAACAAGATTTGGGGCATTGGCGACTGCGAGATGCTGGAACCCATCAACAATGAAATGGACGCGCTGCATCAACTGGCAATGGACGCGGGGGCTGGCTCTATCGGGCCGGTTGTTTTCTATGAACCGGGAAGCGGGTACAACCCGCAGAGCCACAAGATTGAGCCGTGGACGGCAGTACCTACTGCGAACGCGAACGGCGTAAAAGTAGTGAACCTCGGACAGATTCAGCTTGGCCCATACGTTTTGCTGATGAATCAGTTGCTTTCCTTCGCGGAACGGCTGAGTGCAATTACCGACCCGCAACTTGGAAGGCAGTCTTCACAGCCCAATGCGCCACGGACTCTGGGCCAGCAGCAGATTTTACAGGGCGAGAGCAACGTCAACCTGCTTTTGGGTATCCGGCTGGAGCGCGAGAGCCTGAGAGATTTATTGAACCGCATCTGGGACATGGACAAACGCTGGCTTCCGAAGCCCTACTTTTTCCGCGTGACCGAGGAAGACCCCGGCGACGTGCTGACTGAAGAAGACATGACTGGAAACTACGACTTCGATATTGGGCCGGTGACGATGGTTTCCAACCGCGCGCAACGGATGCAGGAAAGTATGCAACTGCTTGCCATCTTGCAGCAGGCCAACATTCCGCCCGCGTTTATCGCGCTGGTACGCAAACTGGCGGAGAAATTGGGGCATCCCGACATTGCGAAACTTCTGCCGGACATGGACGCGATGAAACCGCCCGAAAAGCCGGAAGATGAAAACGTGCGCATGACGCAGGGCGAAAATGTTTCCGTGCATCCGATGGACAACCACGCGGAGCACATCGCAAAGCACGATGATTATGCGGACAGAATTGAGGCCAGCGTAATTGCCCTTCCGAACGGGCAGATGGTAGAGGCCGAATCATTGAATCCGGGAGTCGTAGGACGCATTCGAGCGCATAGAGCGCAGCACCAACAAGCCATGAAACAAGGCGTGAGCGGTGGAATGAATGCGATGACTCCCAGGAATGGAGCGGGGCCGCCGAACGTGCAACCCGCGCAGCAGCAGAATCAGGCGATGGGCGCGCCGCCTGACCTGATGGGCAACATGAGAAGCATGATGCAGGGCATGACCAACATGGGAGGCCCGACCGGATGATCCCGAAGTCTGCCATCGCTGACTTGGAACTGAATCTAGCGTGGCAGGAGATTTGCGCGCGCGTGGACAAGATGCTTGAACAGGCTGACAAGGACATTGAGAATCCAGACCCGTTTGAGCACGGCAAGGGAGTAGGAGCAAGACAAAGGCTTCGGGAAATTAAGGGACTCCCTGACGAACTGAAGCGGATTGTGGATGGCGGAGGGACGCCAGTCACGAAATTGCGGTAACACGGATGTAGTTCTCAAATCGCGGTCGCCGCCGCGTCAACAAGGCGTGAAAAGGAGAACGATGCCAGAAGAACCAAATGCACCAGTTGTAGAAACACCACCACCGGAAACGCCGCCTGCAATTGACGCGGTGGATGAAAGTGGCGTGCCGTACAAGAACCGAGCCGCTGAATTTGAGCGGAAGTTCAAGGAGCAGGAAGAGTTGAACCGTCAGTACCAAATCGCTCTCGGCGCACAGCAAAGGCAGCAAGCCCCCGTTGCTCCTGTTGCAGTCAGCGATGACTTGGACGAACTGGAAAAGCAGTTCGATGAACCGACGCGGAAGTACATTGACCGCAAGATTCGCAAGGTCGCGGCGGAAGTTGCGGAGCAGACAGGCTACAAGTTTGTTTCGCAGGCTGGAGTGCAGAACGAATTGCAGTCTGACCCTGAAATCATGCAGGAAGCGCAGCGTCAGTATCAGGCGTTGGCGACGAATCCTCTCTGGAGAAGCGCCGACGACGTGCTGAAGCAGGAAAAGGCCGTGGACGCGGCAAAGGCAGTTGTTTTTGCGCGTCGCGCGGCAAAGGGCAAAGAAACGCAGACCGAGGAGGCGCGAGTGGCAGCGGAACGCGCACTAGCGAATGGAGCAAGCCTTCCCGGTACGCGGGGAGCGCCGCCGCAACAGCCAACCAACCGGGAGGAAGCTATCAAGGCTTTCATGGCGAATCCTGAGAAGCAGGCGATGTTCGAGAAAATGAGCGGAGTTGATCCCAACACCGAAGCGGGGAAAAGGCGATTCCGTCGCGCGGCAGAAATTGATTTCGACACTCACCCCTCTGAGTACTGGGGCGGAAAAACAAGAGTTGCCATCAACGTCATGCAGGAAGAAGGGAACAGGCGATGAGCGAAACCACTCCAGTACTGACAGAAGAAACTCCGAAGAAGAAGCGCGGAATGCCGAAAGGCGGCTGGCCCAAGAAAACCGCCGTGGAAGTCACCAAGTCCGAACTTCCGAAGCACATGGACGGTGAGGCTTTGGAGAAGTTCTCGTACAAAGCGACTCCCGGAGAACTGGACGATTGGGAAGCCAATGAAGATGTTTCGCCCATGCACGTTCCGAAGGAAATCAAAGAGAAGTACCCCGAACTCACGTTTCGTTACGTTTCACAGTACAGCGTGAAAACGCGCGGCGCAAATTACCACGGCTGGCAGAAATTCACTGATTCCGGCTTCCCCGATGGCGTGAAGCGCGGGAACGATATGTTCCTCGCGGCCATGCCGACAGAGCGCGCGGAACGCTACCGGAGGAAGGTGTCTGAGGAGTCTATCCAGCGCATCCGTTCGAGTCAGGAAAAATCACTGGAATTTCAAATCGGGAAGGGACTCACTTCCGAAGAAATGGAAAAGATGGGCGTCCCCGCTGGAAGCGAAGCTGGGATTCTCGTTGGCGTCCGGCCAAAAACAAAAACGAAATTTGGCAATCGAACTATCTCTGGCGGAGGCTACGCGCGCGGCATGAGCCGTGAAGAAGCGCGCGAACACTTCCGCCGCGAGAGTGAAGACCGCAAGAAGAACCGCGTGTATTCGTTTGGAAAACGATGAACGCCGTACCTCAACTCGTGCGCGTGCGGTGCAAAACCTGCCCGCGAAGCTGCGACCCAAAGGAACTTCTTGCGGGATTGTGTCCCGTGTGCCTGTTGGCGCGCGTGGACAATTTCAACGGATTCGTTTCGGACTTGGTGAAAGACGGCAGAAAGTGTGCCGAATGTCCGAATCGGCTGGATGGCGGTGCGTACCTGCATTGGGACGTTACCGCCAATTCGTTCTGTCTTTTGTGCATACCCTGTTCCGAGAAGGCGATTTCGAGAGCAGAACAGTATCGCGGAACGGAATTTGGGTACGCGCATAAGGCGGAGTAATTCTACAGGAGGGAACTTTGGCAAACGCAGACCGGCCAGATGGATTCAAGTATGTGGCCAATCTGACGGGCGGGGGCGAGTACATCGAGAAGATGATTCACGCCGCCGCCGATGGGGTAGCCATTGGGCGCGGCGATCTTGTCACGCCCACCGGCGCTGCTCGCACAGTCGAGCAGTACGACAACAACGACCCTGTGTGGGGGCTGTCACTTTCCTATGTGGCGCTTTCCACGCTGGGCAATCCCGATGTAATCCATTTGAACCACACGTCGGTTCTAGAAGTACAGGAAGACAGCGACGGTGGGGCGATTGCGGCTGCATCGGAAGGGTTGAACGCTCCGGTTATCGTCGGCGCGGCCAACACCACAACCGGGCTTTCCATCATGGAAATTGACTCCAGCGGCGCGGCTACCACAGCAACTCTAGGGCTGCGTCTTCTGCGGCCAATTCCACGCCCCGGAAATACTGTGGCCTCCGCGAACTGCCGGTGGTTTGTGACTCCGCTGGAACTGGACATCGCGGAAGGAAAGGCAGGTACCTAATCCATGACGATGACTCGTGCGCAGTTCCCGGACGTATTTAGTTCCTCTGCCGCCCTTCCGTTCTTGCGAGAAATTATCGAGAGCGGAACCAAGCGGCGTGCCGAGTGGTTCCAGGATGTCTTCAACATGAAGACAACCGACCAAGCCTACGAACAGTACACCACGAAAGCGAATTTCGGCTTGTTCGTGGAAACTGACGAAGGCGCGGCAGTGACCTACGACGAAGCTCTTCAGGGCTTCGACAAGACCCTGACTCCGTTGCAGTATTCTCTCGGATTCAAGGTCACGAAGATTGCAATGGACGACGACCGGAAGGGTGTGTTTTCCGGCCAAGCCTCTGATTTGGGGTGGGGCTGGACGGAATCGCGCAACGTAATGGCCGCCGACATTTTCAACAACGGATTCAGCAACTCGTTTTTGGGGCCGGATGGCGTGGAATTGTTCTCCACCCTGCACGTTCACGAAGACGGGTCAACCTTCCGCAACGAACTGGCAACTTCGGCGGATTTCTCCATCACTTCTTTCCGCACCGCGATGGTGGACTTCCGCAACTTCCGCGACGGACGCGGAAAGCGTTTGAACCTGATGCCGGAGAAGATTTTGACTTCTCCCGACACCTGGTTTGACGTGGCCGAAGTTATCCAGTCGCCCGACCGTCCCGACACAGCGGAACGCGCGGTCAACGTCAGCCGTGGTTTCTTCGGCGGAGCACCATTCACCATTCTCCCCCCGAACGATTACCTGACTGACTTGGATGCGTGGTTCCTCATCGGGCCGAAGGAAGACCACGGGCTGATTTTCCTCGAAAGGGAAAAGCTGTCCATCCTCAACGATGTGGACTTCGAGACGCGGACGCTGAAAACCGCAGCTTGGGGCCGCTACGACGTTGACTTCATCGGCAACGGGAAGGGCGTGTACGGATCGCCCGGAGCGTGATGGTTTGCAAGACAGTTTTAGCCGTTTCTGAGCAAAAACGGCTAAATCTTGGGTAAGCGCGGGTGAGGCTCATATTCCCGCGAGCACCTGAAGGGCCGGGGCAGGATAAGTACCGCCTTCTTGTGTTCCTGTGAGCAGGTGAAGAAATGCCATTACCGACGAATTTTCCGCACGGCGTAGCGAGTTACGGTATTCCGATGGTTCCTGGCGTTGGCCTTCCGACGCAGGGCAAGGTGTACCACGTCAAGCCCGGAACCGGGTCTGACGGAAATAGCGGCCTTGATGCCAATCACGCGCTGGCAACTTTGACAAAGGCGCAATCGTTGGCGACCGCGAACCAGAATGACATCGTGCTTCTTTACGCGCAAAGCAACACAGCGGCGAACACGACTGACTATCAGAGCGTGACGCTGGACTGGGCCAAAGACCTCGTGCATCTCATCGGGGTCTGCGCACCAAGTCCGGTATCCCAGCGTGCGCGCATCGCGCAGCTTTCTACGGCGACGGGCGTAAGTCCGTTGTTCAAGGTGAGCGCGGATGGGTGCATCATCGCCAACATTTCCATCTTTCACGGCGTTGCCGACGCGACTTCAGACATCTGTTGCACGGTGACGGGCACGCGAAACTATTTCGAGAACGTGCATTTCGCTGGCATGGGCGACACGTCCAAAACGCAGTCCGTGGCCGGTGCCGCATCGCTGAAGATTGATGGCGGGGCGGAAAACCTTTTCCGACATTGTGTCATTGGGCTGGACACGGCGACGCGCGATGCTGACGGTACAGAAATCCTGTTCGATACCGCCGCCACGCGCAATGTTTTCGAGGACTGCTACATCACCAGCTATATTGATGCAGCTGGCTTCGCATCCGTGACCGTGGCCGACGCGACAGGAATTGACCGCTATCAGATTTTCAAGAACTGCCTCTTCTCCACGGACTCCGTGAACAAGGGCACAACTCAGACTCAGGTGTTCTCCATCCCGGCCATCGTGCAGGGGAAGATCATCCTGATGAACAGCTACTACACGACAGACGGCGCTTCTGGTTCTGGCGTGTGGGACAACACCGGGCGGGGCATCATCTGGAACAACTCCGTGGCGGCGGCCGCTGCTGGCGCGGGCGGGGAGATGACCAAGCTGTAAATGGACACTATCTACGTCATCTCCGGCTGCATGAGAAGCTTCACTTCCATGATGATGTCGTGCATGGAGGCCGGGGGGATGGATTGTGTTTACGCGGAGGCCACTGAAGAAATGCCGGACGCCTGCGGACTTCACGAAATGTCGGTTGCACAACGACGCGAGCTATTTCGTGACCCGCAGGCATTTTCCGGCAAGTGCATCAAAATGCTCTGCCACTACGGGTACTTGCCGCTTCCGAAGTGGGAGGGCAGGTACAAAGTGATTCTGATGCTGCGCGACCCGAGTGAAATCATGGAGTCCTACGAGAAGTTGTTTGGGAAGCCCATGTGCTACGAGGATTTCCCGGACGCAAGCGACTTACAGAAGAAACTCAGCGTCCCATTTAGCGCAGAACTCTACGGCCAGATTATCCGGGCGACGATTCAGGACGCGGCGGAGCGCGGGGACATCAACTTTTTGATTTTGGATGGACGCGCCATCATCGAGAATCCACCCGAAAGATTCAAACAGATTGCCGACTTCTGGCCGATAGACGCGGCCAAAGCAGCGGCAATCGTGGACAAAGCAAAAGTCCACTGCGGTAACGAAGTAGCAGCGACTTAGGAGGAAGAATGGCAACGCCCACTCCGACCACCTGGACAGAATGGAATGGTTCGCGCGGCATGGCCTACTGGCATGGCGTGTGGACAACGGCGGACAATTTCACAGACTCGGCCATCGTGGACATTAGCGGGCTGACTCCCGCGCCAAACGTGGTGAAGGTTCTTGGCGTGAAGGCTCAGTTAAACGGCGATATTGGCGCGACGCTGGAGTTTGACGCTACAAGCGACGTGCTTATCTACGAGTTCATCAACCAGTCCGATTCGTCGCTGATTGATGTGGCGGATTTCTCGAACGGCCCCAGCGGTGGACGAACCGGGTACTCAACGGGGGCGGGCGGGACAGGTGACATCATTCTCACGACAACGAACGTAGCAAGCGGAGATGAATTGACTCTCCTGATTTTCTTTGAAAAGAAGACCTAATGGCAACACCGACGCCTACGACTTGGACGGAATGGAACGGAAGTAACGGGCTGCTCTACTGGCACGTCGCGTGGGGCGGTCTGGACGTGGACGATTTTGGCGACAGCGTTCTTGTGGACATCAGCGCCCTTGCGAATCCGCCAGCGTCGGTCAAGGTGCTTTCCGTGAAGTGGAAAGTGAACGGAGATTATTCCGCCGCGCTGGAGTTTGACGCGACGACAGACCAGTTGATTTATGAGATTGCCAACCAGACAAACTCTACGCTCATTGACGAAACGGATTTCTCTGGCGGGCCGAACGGCGGACGCAGCCCTGATCCTTCGGCGGCTGGTTTTGTGGGTGACATTATTTTGACGACCACAGGAGTAGACACTGACGACGAATTAACTCTCGAAGTGGAGTTCGTAAAAAAGACTTAGGAGAACCTCATGCGACGATACGGCGGAGGCGGGGGCGGGTTTGGTAGCGGCGGCGGAGGGGGCGGGGGTGGCGGCTCTGCTACGCCCGGTGGTTCGGATACGCAAGTCCAGTTCAATGACGGTGGGGTACTGGGCGGCGACGCGGGACTGACGTATGACAAAACTACCGACATCCTGACGGTTGGGACGGCTGGGACGCAAGGTTCTACTCAGTGGACAACCGGGGCAATGACGGCTGGGGCTGCAAGTACAGTCAAGCTCGGCGCGCATACGGGCGACAAGCTGGCAGTTTCTAAGGGCGGCGGAACCGTAACTGAAGTGATGGACAAGGCCGTTAAGTTCACAAAGTCTTTCAATATCTTGACGCCAACCGCCTCCGACACAAACCTTGTGCAGATGGCCTTTGCTCAGGCCATCACGATTACCCGCGTGTACTGTTCGACGGATACCGGAACGGCCACAATGAATTTGGATGAGCGCGCGGAAGCTACCCCGAACACGGCGGGAACGGACGTTCTTTCTGCGGCCATTGTTTGTGACACCGGAACGCGGACATCTTGCGCTTCGGGTTGCGACGTGAACACGATTACCAACGCGACGATTGCGGCGAATGTTCCGCTCAACGTGCAAATAGGTTCTGTGGCGTCCGCGCCAAACGTGGTGCGGTTCCACATTGATTATACGATTGACTAGGTGAAACATGGCAATCGCTTTTGATTCCGCGAACACGGATACCGACGCGAACTCGCAGGCCGCTGGGGTGGATACGCTTACCATTAACCACACACCCGCTGGCTCGAACCGCGTACTCTACATTTTTGTGTTCTTGCGCGACGGCGTTCAGGCAGAACGAACTCCGTCTACGATAACCTACGGCGGTTCGGCAACCGGCATCACCGAAATAACCGGAATGACCTATAACCCGGCTGGCGGGACTGATGCCACCTATGTCTATCGGCTTCTCAATCCCGCGACAGGCTCAAACGCAATTGTCGTGACGATGGGTGGACTTTGTGACCACATTCTCATGCACTCGGTTTCGTTCACGGGTGTTGACCAGACGACACCTGAGGATGGCGTTGCGGGTACTTTTACTTCCACGGCTGCGGGAACGAGCCTTACTACATCGCGCACGCCGACAACGGACAACGCTTGGCGGCTGGCTGGACTGAATATCTCCGTAGGCTCTGCGGGGATTGCTACAACTGGCAGCAGCGACCCGCCGACGCCTGTACTTCAATGGTCGTATACAACTGTCAGCGGCAACAACATGAGTGGGGCGGTGCAGTACGGAGGACCGATTACTCCAGCGGCTTCTTCGACGGCGGCGTGGGCTTGGACAACTTCGCGGGAAGCAAACTCGAACATGGTTGTACTGAAACCAGCAGCGGCAAGTTCATCGAACCGCCGCGTAATCATGGTGAGTTAATGGACACTGATTTCAAAGGCGATGCGGATGTCAGCGGAGAGATTCAAACCGAGGATGGGAAGATGATTACATTTACAGGGCGCGTGACAATCAGCGGAAGAACGACAATCGGGAACATTGGGGATACGACCGCGCCGGTTATTTCAAGCGTGTCGTCGGGAACCCCAAACGCCACTTCGGTTACGATTACCTGGACAACCGATGAAGCCTCAACTTCGGTGGTGAATTATGGATTGACCGCTGGATATGGTTCGTCGGCCTCGGACGCCGCTTATGTCACTTCTCACAGCCTAACCATCACCGGACTTTCCGCAAGCACAACCTATCACTACGCGCCGAGTTCCGTAGACGCAGCAGGGAACACTTCTGCCGCAGAGGTTGACAGAACATTTGCTACCGCCGCAAGCGGAGTAGCCTCGAATCCTAGCTGTGGAAACCAAACTACCACGAACTTCCCTGCCCCGACGCGCTACCAGTCGTTCATCACGGGCGGAGGCTCGATTGTCGGAAACGGTTCGGAAACGACCGTCATTACCGCCGCCGCGCACGGCCTGAGCACAAACCATTGGGTGAGAATTACCGGGACAACCGCGTACAACACGGCGAAGGGAAGTCCTGTTCAAATTACGAAAGATTCCGATACGCAGTTTCGCTTTACTAGCTCGGTTAATGCCGCCTCTGAGACGGCGGGTTTTGTGGTCTGGATTCCCGCGCCAACAGCCGGGAGCACCTACGTTGACCCGATTTTCGGCTGTACGGTACGACGGCTTCTTGCTAGTGAGAACTCAGCAGCAAAATACGCCCCGCCCTATGGGGCATGGCATTCTATCAGTCCAGACAACAGCAAAATGATTGTCGTGGATAAATCAGTCAACTGCTTTGCGATTTTGAATTTGTCTGATGGGTCGGTATACAGAACCTATTCTGAGCTTGCAACGGCAGCGGGAGTCACGCCGGGTCTTAGCGGCGGGCAGGCGCAAATGCGATGGCTGACAAACAGCACAGTGTCCTACACTGTCGGTAAAATTCTAAAGGAAATCAACATTGATACTCTCGCTTCTGCGACGGTCATAAAGAATTTCGCTACCGCATCCACGACCTGTACGGGCGACATTGAAACCGGGAACACTGGCGATTGGGATTCCGCGAAGGACAAGATTGTTTTTCGATGCAATTCCGCCGCAGGGCAAAAGTATTTCGTCTACACCAAGTCCACGGATGCCATCGGTACACCTTACATCGGAACAACCTCTTCCGATTTTTCATTCATCGTGGACAACGGAAACTTCTTCATTAATTGGGGGCCAAACGGCACAGGGGCCGAGCAAGGCATCTGGTACTACAACGGCACGACAGGCGCGGCCATCCGACAGATCACAAGAAACAGCCAGCACTCTATTCCGGTTTCCGATGGGGCCGGAAATCACTTCTGGTTCGGCGCAGACACTCGTCCGGGCACGACCGCTTGCGGGACTCTGGACTTGCAGGGAATTATCACAATCAATTTCGACACGCTGGCGGAAAACTGCATTGCGGCTATTCCGAACTTGGGACGTTCGCTGCATTTCACGGCCACATCTTCTCTTGGAGCAAATCCAGGATGGGTTCTCGTTGGTATTCAGCATAACAGTAACGAGGAAACTGCGCTGGTACAAAACCTTCCCACAGACTGGTCTTCGCGCTGGGATGCCCGCTACAACGAAATCTTCACCATCAAGGTAGACGGAACGGGTCTTTATAGGCTGGCGCACACCTACACGCGCAACGCGACAGGAATCTATGAGCGGTCGCCATTCGGAAATATCAGCGCGGATGGGAAGTACGTCATCTTCAGAAGCTCATTCGGACTGTGTGACGGCGAAGCAACGCCGTGTACTGGTGGGAATAACTGGACGGAGAGCGCCGTGATTCAGATTCGGAGTTGACGATGCCGCTGACCGTAGGACAACAGATATTTGCGCGTCTCTATATTCAGGAAGGATGCCCTGTTTGCAAGCAGGCGATTGAGTTTTTGGAAGCGAATCGCATTGCCACAGACTGCATCCCGATTGACCCTATCTCGAATATTGGGGTGGCTATTCTCTCCATGCGGAGAAAGGGTATCCCGATTGACGACAAGAATTTAGACGCAATCATCAAATTCGGGGAAGTCCCGTATTTGGTTTCGTTCCTTACAAAGAAGGTGGTGTATGGATTCAACGTCACTGAGTATCAACGGCTGGCTGCTGCTGTTGCTGCCGCTCGCGCACCTGCACCTAACAACGCTGCTCCTGCACGCGACAATTCTGGAGAAGCCCCGCCAGTGGGCGCGCAGATGGCAACTGATGGGCAAGCTGCTTGATTGCCCGATGTGTCTTGGGTTCTGGGTTGCGGTGGCGCTGTGCGTGCCGTTTGTGCTCTCCGTCCGATGGCTGCTGCCCTACTTCATTCTCGCCGTCGCGGGCGTAGGACTGGTGCTGTATGAATGGAAACAGAAGCATTTGCCGTGCGTGAACTGCGGAAGCAAAGTGAGTCTTGAAGGCTGGGAGATTGTGTGAAGGAAGGGCTAGATGCCGTGGCGCGTTGGCTGGGAGCCGGGAATGCCGAGGGCTGATCATTTTCAGGACGTGAGCTACAGCGGGAATCTCTCGCCCGGAGAGACTTCGCGCACGCTGAATGACTTTGTGCCTTCGCCCACGCGGACGCACAACCTCGGCTCGCCAACGGAAGAGTGGGAAAACGCCTACATTCATAATCTGCACGTTTCCGGCTCTGGCCTAGATGTGACTGGCTACGGCGCGACGCCGGACGCGCAGGCAATCACCACGGGAAGCACGACCAGCGGAACGACAACGCTGACCGCGCCAAGCGGGACATTCGCCGCCGCAGATGTAGGGAAGCATATTCGCATCCGCAATCAGAGCACAAAGGCGGTTGTTTTCAAGGGGAGTATTTCGGCCTTTGTCGCCAGCACGCAGGTTACTCTTTCCGGGAATGCGTCGGCCACGCTGACAGGGAATGCGTGGGTCGTGTGGGGCACGGACAATGCCACGGCGATTCAGGCCGCTCTTGACGCGGCTGAGGATTTAGTGACCGGCCCGACCATCGCGGACTTCATAGACCAAAACAACTTCCCGCTCAAGCTGGGCGCGGCAATTGTAAAATTCCCGGTTACGACTGCCGGTTCGATGTATCTGTACTCAACGCAGCTTTCCGTCGCGCGAAAGGTAGATGTTGATGCGGAGGCGATGCTGTTCAATAACGCGGGCGACGGCACGGCAAGCGACAGGGTGTGGGGCATTTTGTTTCTTCCCGGCGCGCATTGTTCGCGGCTGGTAATGGATTGCGGCGGCGGGATGGGCGTGAAGTTCGGTACGGTGCTAGTTCAATCGAACAGCTACGTCGGCATAATTCAGTTGTGGCATCCCGGTTCAAATAACAACGCGCTTTTGACGCCACCAGACCAAACGGCCATCCAAGTGAACGGCTACGACTATCATGTGAACAAGGTGTGGATTAAGGGCGGCGGTATCGGCCTCGACCTGTCCACGGCTGATATGCGAATCAATCAAGCGGAGATCATTGGCTCTGGTATCGGTTGCCGCATTTTCGACAACGGGAATGTGCCGGGAAACATTCAGATTAACCAATTGACGTTGGACTCTATCGGAAGTGTGGGATTCCGAGTGGAAGTTGGCGCAGAGATTACAGCGAGAATGCACTACTTCGGGGCGACGGGATTGACCTCGGCTCGAACGTGGGCATCTACAATGTCCATTCAGTGGACTTGGAACTTGCGGTCGCCAACAATTCTCCGATTACCGCATTGCGCGTCGCCAATACGATTGATTCCCGCGTGAGAATGAACCTGTCGAATGAGATTTTCGGTTTTGCCAGCGCAACCCCGATCACAAAGATGGTGGAGTATGGAACCGGCAACAGCGGATTTTTGGATATTGACGTGGTGGCGGACAGCGCCATCGCAACGGTTTCCAGTGGTACGCAGTACGGCTTACTCCGGTTGGTGCAGGATGACAAGGTAACAATTTTCACTCCTCCGGCATCTGGGGCAGGGCAGTACATTATCAAGCGCGCGTCAGACGCGACCAATGCTGCTGTATTGGAACTGCACAACGGGACAAACTCAAACTACTGGCACATTCCGGTTCGGTCGGGTTCGTCTGACCAACTTCGATTCTACGGCAACAACGGCACCTTTAACCCGGCTGCGTGGATGGATATAACCGGAAAGTTCTGGGCCGGGAATCTGGCCGAAATCCGCGTAGTGGATGGTGTGAAGTTTGCAACTATCGCGGCGGCGATTGCAGACCTTCCAGCGGGCGGCGGAACGGTTGCTATTCCTGCGGGCACCTACACAGAACAAGTGACGTTGACCAAGAGCAACGTGGCACTGATTCTTGACCCCAACACGATACTCGCGCCAACTGCGGCGGGGGCCGCAATCACAATTGGCGACGGTGGCGCAACGGACTACCGGAATATCAAGGTCATTGGCGGGCAGATTAAGCCTTCTGGCGCAAGTCCGACAAGGGGGATTTATCTGCGCGGCTCGTCGGTTGGAAACACCGTGCAACACCTGTTTATCGAAACGGTTGTAGACGGAACCAGTGCAAGTAACGCGAATTTCGACGGCATCTACGGCGACGGCGTTTTGGACAACATTACCATTGGGCCGGATACCTATGTTTCTAATTGTGTGCGCGATGGATATAGTTTCCAATCTACCAGTATCATTGACATGAATCAAATTAGGGTGATGGGCCGCGCAAATAACAACACACGGTACGGCCTCTACGGAACGCTGATTACCGGGATTCACTACATCGGTGGGGAACTTGCAACGCAATCCACGACAAGCACCACCCGCGCCCTTCGGTATGAAGGAATCAATGGCGGTTCGGTGGTAAGCGCAACGCTGCGCTCAAACATTCTGACGGCTGTTGGGAACGTCGTGACGGCGGAGTTTGTCAACAATGGCGCGACAAGCACATCGAGCGTTGCTGTAGTCGGTTGCTACATTGACGGCGACCCTAATGCGACTGG